TGTAATGTTTACTGCATCTTCATCACTGAGGGGGTGTGGGGTAGTACAAAAACCAATTAATTGATCAAAACTATTACTACCAAACTCCACATCAGTAATCTCTGACGTATTAGTAGTAACAGTTATAATTTTCTTTCCACCAATTTTCTCAACTTTTGCTCTTGCTCCACTTCCAGCAGTTCCACCATTATCAAAGAAAATTTTATCTTTAACTTGATAATTATCTCCACCACTAATAATTTTTACTGATTCTACATTTCCAACAGTTGCTGCTTCAATATTAAGAGTTTGTTGTTTTAAACTATTAGAATTAAAAATATAATCATATCCACTCTTAGATGCATCTAGATTATAAGGAGATGTATTCCTTAACCAAGAATTACTTACTACATCATATTCCTGTTGATTGGAAGAATTTGTGAAATTAAAATCAATAGGTTCGGAATGATAACTTTGTCCAATTAAATATGGAAAAACAGGAGGTCTAGATTTAGCAAATGGTGAAATTCCACTATTAACAGAATCAATAGTAGCAAAATATGCATAAACACCATTAGGATAATCAGGAGTTACACAAAATCTTCCATTATGGACGTCCAAATGTCCTTCATCCTCGAAACTGTAATCTTCGATGAAAAATCCTTCCTTGTATACTCCTACATCAGGTCTATTAATAGAATTAACTTGTAATTGATATCCAGATTGCATTCTGGTAATAGAACCACCGCTAGGAGTGGCATAACCATAAGGACCATAAATGGGATTTCCATCATATGCCCATCCAATTATGGGAGAATGATATTTACTATCCTCTTCTTCTCCAGTAACAACCTCTCTTCTTAAATCTGGATTTCCATATAAAATTTTTCCTTCAGTTATTCCGTATGTATTTTCTCTCAAATAACGAGGAACATATATGTATCCATACTGCAAAGAAGTATTTGAAATATTATGACTTAAGAATGTATCATCCTCTGAAATATTATTAAAATCTCTTTCGAAGGCATTAATATTCCACCTTCTAATATCTACATTAGTAACAGAATTTTTACCTGCTGCTTCAACCTCAATAGAAGATCTACCCTCTTCATATCCTATACCACCGTTAATTATCTTAATTTCTATAAGTTGCCCATTATTAATAATAGGAGTTAATCGAGCAAAAGATCCCACCCCACTAAGTACAAGATTTGGAGGTGAATTATACTGACTACCCTTAGAAGTAATAACTACATCAACAATTTTACCATTACTAATAACCGGACTTACTAAAGCACTATTTCCACTTTGGAAATCAATTTCTGGTTGTCTATCTAAATTGAAAATTTCAGAAGAACCATATCCTGCTCCATTATTAGTTAAATCAATAGAGTTAATTTGGCCTCTAAATCTTGCTTGAATTTTCGCTCTAAAATCTTGGCCTGTTAAAGTAGCAATACCAATATTACCATCAATAGTAAAAGTAATAGGTTTATAATTAAAAGATCCTGTTCCAGTAGAACCTAAAGAAACGTAGATATTATTATTTAAATAATAATTTGTTGTATTACCACTTCCTACTAAACATAGTCTAAAATTATCATCATCCAACTTAGAAACATAATAATCGGTAGTAGTAGAAAGTCCAGATAAAGTATTAGACCCTCCTTCATAACTATATCTAATTATTTCTGCAGTTTGATATCCATGATTGTTTATTTTAATTAAATTACTAGCGGTATTAATTCCACTAACAACAATTTCTCTCTTTTTATTCTTATATCCAGATCCAGGATTAGTTACAATTATATTACTTACTATATTCTTTTTATTTGCAGATTGAATATTTTGTATACCTGTTCCATAATTTGTAAATTCTATAGTATTAACGCCAACAACAGCATCGCTATAACTACCATGAAGTTTAATCTTAGAATCATTAACAACTTGTACAAAATAAGCAGAATTAGTAACTAGACCTACAAGAGCATCTCCCCCATTTGTCTTATAAATGATTTTTTCAGAAGGAGCAAACTTATGATAAGTGGAGAAACCTATAGATGCAGAAGTAGTACCAACACCAGATAATCCACCATCTGTAGAAACAGCTATATTACCACCTGCTCTTTCGGCATTAAAAGAAACTGTATGAACAATATCAGTTATAATAACTTCTGCAGAGGCAGTCGTTATAGGATTTCCTCCACTAATAGTAACTATAGGAGTATCAATATAATCAAATCCCTTATCTACTACTTTAATCTCTTCTAAACTACCTTCAACTGCAGTTATTCCAGTAAGACCAGTTCCTACAACATCAGAAACATGGAATAAAGGAGGATCAATTATATCATATCCAGTTCCACCATCTATAACATCAACATTCTTTACATCACCATAAATTATTTGATCTCCAGATTTATAATTAATGATTTCTACACCATTAAGTAAAATTCCGGTATGTCCAGTATAAGTCTCATAAGAATCATCCTTTTTAAGAGGATTAATAACTTTTCTATAAAGACTTTGAGGAGATATTAATTTTTGATAATAAGGATAATAGATAAATCTATTGTCAACTACTTCCCCAGAAGGAGTAATATACTTTTGTTCATATAGATCTGATCTGCTTCTAGAAAGTTTAATACTAGTAGCATCTACTCTATAAACATAGTAGACCCCTTGATCCATATTATCAAACTTACTAAGGGAAGTAGAAGTAAGAGTTCTATCATAGAGGCGACTAGTAGTTACAATCTCTCCTTGCTCATAATAAACACCATCACCAGTATAGAATCCATGATCGGCAGTTCCATCAAAAGTGATGATTTCTCCATCTGCTCTTCCTGAGAAAGATTTTATTTTATCATAAACGTTTAAATCTATATCTTCGCCCCAACTAGGAATAGAATTAGATGCTACTAAAACTTCTCCATCAAATTTGGAATATGTATTTTGAATGTTAGCAATAGATTGATTGACCTTAGTTTGATTTGATTGATTACCTTTTAAAAGTTTATTCTCTACTCTATAGTTGCCATTAAGATCAATGCCGCTATCCAAGACAACTTCAAATCCCACTCCTGAGGTTTTCTTAATAACCCTTCCACCAGTAAGAGAATTAAATGCATCCGTTACATTAATATCATATCCTGGTCTTAAAATGTTGTCATCATGAGTAGTAAAAAGATACTTATTCTCAGTATCATCAATTAGAGAAACCTTATTAACATCCCACTCAGTTTTAACGTTGAAATTCCAATTCTCAGATCTAATTACATCAGATTCTATTCCTAAAGATTGGAGTTTAATAGTATCATTTACATTATACAAATATGTTGGTTCATCTAATTGAAGATCTTTAAGCGTAGTAGTAAATCTAACTTTAATTTTATTAGATGTAGTAATACCAACATAAGCATATGAATGGTCATCTAAATGTATATCTTCTTTTCTCTCAATTACTTTAGTTAAAGTAGCTCCAGCACCTGTTAGAACATCGAAAAATTGATTAGAACTTTTACTTCCATACTTTAATTTAAGTTGCTTTCCATTTTCATCAAGAGTATCTAATTCACCAGAAGGAGGAAATCCAATAGTGGAATCAACATCTAAAACTGTAGTTCCAGATCCAACAGTAGTTAAAAGTTGAGTTTTTGGATTAGGTTTAAACTTTCCAAAAATAGTTCCACTACTTAAATCAATGTCTCTTTGATATCCAGAATCAATACTAATTTGATAATATTTTCCGTCTCCATAAAGCAAATTCTGAACATTAGTTACTGTTCCTCTAGATTGAGTGCTATCTTGAAAAAGAGTTAAATTCTTAAGGTCTAAAGGATCACCACTTATTTTTTCAACAACATAATCTTGAGTAACCACATAATCAGTATCTGAAGGACGGAATAAAAATTCACTAGGTTTAATAACCTTTACTTCATCACCATATAATGCTCTGAAAAGTATTTTAAATCCTTCATCAGTTCCTTTGGCATCATAAAAACTACTAGCACCAAAAAGAAAATTTCTTTCATTGAGATCACCACTCAATTCCCTTTCAGAAAATCCAGGAACAACCTGACGCTTAAGTTTTCTGAAAAATTCCTTAAGAAATAGAATATTTAAATTCTGTATCTCACTCCCCTTCTTATGCTTCTCAGCAACCGTTTCTTTAAATACTAACTTATCTGGAGTATCACTTCCAATGTAGGTTGTAATGCCACTGAACCCCCTTACACAGTCCTCAAAAGAGGTTGCAGTCTTATTACCATAGAATATGATCTCATTATCAATTTTTATAATACCATTCTTTTCTGGAAATCCTTGCGTAAAATTACTAGAAGGGTCTGTACTTACAGTGGTATCTACAAATGAAATATCATCATTTAATAGAGTAGAATCTTTAAGATTATATAATTCATCAACTTTTACATATTGATCCATATTTTGCAATAGATCATATGTTCCCCCCTCTATCTCTTGAGACAAATAATATTGCTGCAAAAATTCTCCAAGAAGAGGAAAATCTTCCTGAACATAGGTCGGGAGTTGGCCACTCACCAGGTCTTGGAATTGGATTCTATCTATTGCCATTTACTTTAAGATTATATTTTTATGAAGAGTAAATAGGGTTTCCACGAATTAAATTATCTACATAACTAGATTTAACAAGATAATTGCTACCAGAATTATCATTACCAGAAGAAATTCTATCGTCCACCATAGAAACTACCACGTTATTCATATCTAGTTGCAAATAAAGGTCCTGTAATCCAATCACATCATTAGAATAAGGAGTGGCAGAAATTTCAATTAAAGGTGCTCCACGATTCACTGTAGTTTGTATAAACTTAGTGGCATTAAGTTTAACTTCTCCTTTAATGTAATCAACAGTACCAACTGATTTTTTAACCACTACAACCTCTGTAGGTGAATTTAATTTAAAGAAAAGCAATGATCCTGTTTTTAAATCTGGATTTGGAACATCTCCCAAATAAAGAGTATTACTTAATCCGCTTATTTTAAATCCAGAAGACCTAATATTATATCCAATAATCATATTATCCATCACTGGAGGTTTCCCAGGGTTTCTAATATAGAATCTATTACCAAAGCAAATTTCATATTCAGCAAATTGACCTAAGGCAGCTTCCAGATCTCTTCTCATAGTCACTGTTGTGATATTAGAAGTTACTGCTTCACTGCTGTCATCGATGACTTTTTGAAATTTACTATACTTAAATCTCCCACCAAATTTATTTAACTGAGAAGAATTGGAGTAAGTTAGAACATTTGATAATACTGTTGATTTTACATTATCAGGACCTGAAGATAGATTGGTATTATAATAAGTATTAGAATCAGTTTCTATCCACAAATACTTCAAATCAATAATTTCTGGGATAATTCCAGCAACAGAGTACCTTCTTAAGTCATTTGCAATGCTTCTTTTAATGGAACTAGACAAATGAGTGCCATTATGCGGTTTAACACTGATAAAAACTCTTCCATATGCTGGAGGTTCCAAGCATTCTCCACCATAAGCAGAAACAGATTCTGTTTCTGGGTAAATTTGGGGTACAATTGCTTCATAATCTGAAGCAGTTACTGCTCTATTCTTAGCAGAATAGATTTGAGTAGAATATTTTTTAACAGATTCTACACTTTCAATGGAAGATCCTCCATAAGAGGCACTTTCTGTACTAATAACTGAAATTCCAGTAGTAATAGCTGCCCCATTTTGGTCTAATAATTGACCAGCGAAGGAAAATTCTGAAATATTATTACCTAATTCCCCACTTGTAACCACATAAGTTGTTTCGATATAAGATAAAGCACCTTCACTCAACTTCATTCCAAAAATTCCATCTCCGAAGAGCAATTCATATCTCTCATTTTCTATTTCTTGAAGAAAATATAGTGGCGTTTTAGAATCTATCTGATATAAACTGTCAAATTGTCTAAAAACTCTTGAAACAGTGGAACTTTCGTCTCTTTTTACTATAACTTTAAGCAAACTTGTGTCAATTCCAGTATTCGTAAGAATAAATCGCTGATTAGGAGTCCTAGGACTAACTGTAAATGACTGTTTAACAAATGTTCCTTCATAAATTGGAACATTTTGGAAAAATGCAATGCCTCCGGGACTCACAGTTGCCTTAGTTTCCTCTAAAACTGAAAAAACATAAGATTGATTTCCAAAAAGAAGACTAGATGTTGCAACAATTCCTGGTTGTAGAGTTATTGTTGATATATTCTTCTCGCTAACATTAACTTCAAAAGAAATTGTTGCTGTTGCTGCTTTTCTTGACCTAGGTACATACCCTATATTCCTTGCCAGAGAGACTACATTCTCTCTTAGGGTAGCACTATCAATAAACACCTCATTAGTCACCATATTAGCATTATATGAGGAGATATATGTATTATATGCTAATGTGTCTATAATTGTAGACAGGTTTGATCCTTCAAAATCATAATCAGTAAAATTGCTGTTCGCCTTCAAATAGTCTCGTATAGAGACCTTAATTTGATCAAAATCGATATTGCTAAAATTTACTAAAGGCATTTACCTAGTGGGTTCTAATGCGAATGTGAGCTCTTGTAACGGAACATCAATACCAACAATGTAGTATTGAATTTTAACATCAAATTGATTTTGATCAGGTTGAGATTTCACATTAACTTCATTTAACCTAACTCTAGGTTCAAAGTTTTCTATAGTATTTACAATTTCAGATTTGATGGTAAGGGCAGTCAATTTATCCAGATTTTCAAAAAGTAAATTCGTCACTTGTGATCCTAAAACAGGATTGAAAGGACGATCACCTGGAACTGTCATAATAAGATTACGAATCGATCTTGCAATAGCATATGAATTATTTAAAGCTATTAAATCTCTATTCAGAGGATTAATCTGAAAAGTAGCACTAATATCCTTAAATGATTGACTTACCCTTTGTACAGGCACTCTCTTACTACAAGATTTCTACCTTATTTAGTCACTAAAATTCATTTAATGTAACAGGGTCACTATTAGCATCTAATTTCTCTCCATCTTCATCTATAAAGTACAAATCGTTGTGTTCTGATACTTTATTTTGTTTAGGAGTATCCTTATCATTAGATATTTCTCTTAAAAATTCTTTTTCCATGGTGTCATTCGTCGTAAACTCTACATTCTTCGGCATCAGGATGATTATCACAATAAACTTCTAAATGTTGATCTTGATGTCTCGTGTGCCAATCATTAATTTTACCAGCATTAGGATCCACTTCTTCATTTTTATGATATTCATCATAATAAGCATGAGAGGACTCTAGATCCTCTTTAGTATATTCCAATTTACCATGATTAATGTGTTCTTTACCATCTGGTTCGATGTAAACTTCATGGTCCAAGTCGTGTTTAATGGTGGTCATAAAATTTCTGTTCCTAACCCTACTATTTACTATAGAGCGACACGAGGGTTTTCGCTATTTTTTAGGAAACCATAAAAAAACCCCATAGAGAGGGGTCAGGAATTTTCTGTATTAAATGCAACCCCTTCACAATCAGGTTTAGAACAATAGTAACGACCTTCACCTTTATTAGGGGTTAGGTACTCACAATCAACAGTCCATTCATCCATTGCTTCTCGAACTATCTTTTTTATTTCTTTACGAAACCATGCAGGCAATCTGAGTGCCATTATTATGTCCTCCCTTGACCTCTATATACTTTCTTAGCATTATTTCTACTAGTTGCAGTATACTTTGTATGTTTCCCTTGACCCTGACGGGTCTTCTTAGGGATGGAATCAATATAATCTGAACCACCTAGTAGTCCTTTTCTAATTCTTGCCATTAATTACCTCTCATATAGGTAGTTACTAATTTTCTTTTAACTGATTCTGGGGTAGCACTTACTCTAAAATCTACCCCATCTCTTTTAGAAAGATGGGTAAGGGTCATAGCAGTAAGATCCCATAATGAATCATTATCTCTTACTGCTAGGTAATATTCAAAAAACTTATTTTCTATAGTTCTAAGAAGTTTCATCTCAAATTACCCTTTGCTTTTCATGTCCTACTCTAATCCTAGGATCGCACCAAATTTTAAATTCAGCATCAATAGCATCTAGACAGAAACTAACGTCTTCGCCGCACATATCTTGAACAGCACCAGATTCAAATACTTGCATCTTAGGCGCAAACCAAGGATACTTCATCTCTGGATGTTCAAATACGCCATTCTTAATCATTACCCAACCAAAACCAGTATAATCAACAGTGAAAGGTTTATTCCTCTTAGAGATACCATCTACCATCTCATGATTCATAACACCACCATTGTTTCTGAAATCATCTTCATCTAACCAATGCGCAACAGACGTAGTGCGTCCATCTTCAGTAGAATACCAACCAGCAGTAATTGCACGATCCATTAATACTTCTTCATTAGTAGATCCATCCTCATTAACTGATTCTGCAGGAACTGCTAAGTCGCATAGTTGCCAAAACTTCTCAGATGTAAACACAATATCACTATCAATCCATAGTTGATAATCATACTTAAGTTTACCATCCCAAGGAATCTGATCTGGTCCACGCAATACATTTGCACCTAGACACTTACAACGTGCAAAGTTAACCATAGAGGAGTAATCCTGACTAATCTGAATACTCATCTGGTTCTGTACCATATCAAAACACAGTTGTACAAAGTTCTTTAGAAAAACATATGATACGCCTCGCCCAGGTAGACAGAATACAACAGTCTTACCTCTCATCCTTGCTTTAATAGCATCAATATCCCATTGTGGTTTATCCTGTGCGCCGGACTTGTGCGATGTAGGGTTCTTTGCTTTTACAGTAAATCCTTTAGCCATGAAATAATACTCTCCATTTCAACATTATTATAACAGTTTATTTAGTGACTGTCAATATGAATTCTCTTCTTTATTAGTAGGGGTTTCTTCTACTTCAACATATTGTAAATCATCAGTTTGATAATCAGTTTTAAGTATACCAACCATTATATTCAACATTTCCCATTTCTCCTCAAAGTCCTCCAGATCTAGATTATGATAGAGACATTTATCCTTTGCATATATGTGATAAACTGCAAAAGATTGTCGACAATCTTTCTTCTCGTGTGAAGAAATTTTTTCTGAGGATTTTTTTATCATACTTCCTTAATTCTTGATGTATATATCCAAAGCAAAATTCCTCCCAATATTAATCCTAATATCAACCAATGGATATAAGGCAAAATATTTAAGAGGAAATAAATTAGAGTCCCAACTATAATAAAGAATGGAAATCTAATGATGTTCCAAAGAAGTTCAAAAGGTTTAAACACTGGTGTTATACCTGGGGAAATTTTTTTATATGATTTATATTTTTATCATGCATGTACCCACTTTTGTAGGTTAGGGATGTTTGCTTTTTTTCGTTAACCCTTATGGGGGCAACGCCTCACCTTTAGGCATCACGTAGGGGCAAAAACACTGTCCTATTCACATTACTTAAGAGGGGGCATAATACCCCCACTAAGTATCACTGTGCTATTACAAGTTAGAAGACCACACTATCAGAAACTGTACCAAAGGTAGATGATACTGAGGTACTGGTAGATTGTGCGTTGAAACTAACACTATCTACCCCTGCATCTGCGCTTACGATACTGTCAAGAACTGCACGCACTTCTGTGCTGGTTTGTGCGTCTACTAGGCGGTCAATTACTGTTGGCATGATAATAAGAATTGTGTGTTAATTAATGTGAGGTTTGCGTTACTCAGAGTACTGTATCTGTGACCTCAATGATATGATCCAGTACTGCAATAATGTCATTGCCGTTGTCAGTATTCTCAAGAAGGAATAGGGCAAATGATTTAGACATAATAAGAAACTGTTTGTGTTAGATAGTGGTGCTTTTAGAGACGTCCCAGGTCTATAAATTTATACTGTTATTATACTCTCAGAGTGTCATTACTGTCAAGGGTGTGTGTCCTTATACAACAGGTACACTTTAGAGGTAACTAACATATAAGAACCTAAACTGTGGTTCTAGTTTGTTATAGTTTTCCACATTTCCACAGGGTTTTCCACAGGGCTGTGGATAACTTTTAGTGCTGTAACTGTTTGTATTACTTTTCCACAGGGCTGTGGATAACTTTAAGTATTACATATTACAGATACTCATACTATAAGTTATACTGAACTGGTTTGGTATTATAGTGAAAAAATGTTACAAATGTATTGACATTTTAGCGAGAAAGTGTTATACTTTGCTCGCCTGGATCACTATAAGAATGATGCTTTTCTACAGTGATTAACAGAGCATTTGTATCACCCTTTTTCCACATTTCCACAGCCCTTAATGACACTTTATTACACTGCAAAGGAACTTAAGTTCCTTCTATTACACTGAGTTATTAACAGCCTTGTGGAAAACTTATAAAACACTCATATACATTTAAAAACACCTTTATAAATGAATTTAACACTTTTAATGCCATTATTCAGTATAAACTGATACATTCTAGTGCTTGTAGTCCTTAAAGGGTTATGATGAAAAATGGGCTTTAAACCTCTCTGTAAACTAACCAGAATTAGGGTGAAAACAGAGGAGGAAAACATAAAGAATTGAATGGAGATTAGGGATTCACAATAACACTGAAACCCTTACATTGAGTCTAGAACCTTATCTAACTGTATGATGATCTTATCTAATTGTTGATCTAATTGAAACCCTATTTTAAGGATCATTTCTGTTAGGTTTTCATTGGTATTCAATTGGTATTGTTTAACCTTCTCTTTGTAATCTTGATACTCTTGATTGTCAGTTTGGGATGACGTCATAGTGTTTACTAGATGATCTACTTGTGATGCATAAGTGTTAGTTTGTTCTGTCATAGTATCCTCTTCTGATGTTGGAATTGGAACTACTGCATTATACCAAAAGTCATTCCAATCCTTCTGGTCGTTCGTTACTTCTTTAATCATAATGCATTCACTTGTTTACAAATTGCCTTGAAAGATAATGGCCTTTCTTGATGTTGTTTTGTGTAGAGTAATTCCTTCTTTAAAAGTCTTAAGTTAGGAACTGTATCATGTGGTCTATATGCATCAATGAATGGTGCTAATTGTGCTTGGAGTTTATCATCTAACTGTGCATCACGTAAATGACGAATTGGATGACTCATTAATTAACCTCCCATTCACCAATGGATTGCATATAACACCTGGTGCTATCACAAACCCCTATATCAAATATACGGGTTAAGTGTTTATGAATGGGATCATTTGGTGCATCCTCTAATAATCTGATCCAGATCCAATGTGTGTGATTGAGCAAATGTTTGTAGAAAAAACTCATTTAGTGTGTTGGATGAATGCTTACAGTATAGGTACAGTTTAGAGGTAACTAATATTATTCTTTTGGAATTCGTTGTCTCATGGTAACTTTGTTCTTAGCAAAGAATCTGAGATTCTTCAAAGAATAGTAGACATAGTTACCATTGATAACGGTGCCTGGTTCAAACTCAGGAGGTATCCTGAAACAATATTGTTGGCTGAGTTTACTATATCCATCGAACTTATAACCTTCTTCCTCAAAGAGAGCAATCATTTCTTTTAATTTCATCATATTAATGTCCGCCATATGGGTCACTTACATCATCATATATCTCATCACGTTGTCTGTCTGTTTCTATACCATCTTTACCCTCTAATTTGATTCCTTTACTCGCCGCCACAGATTCTATCATTTCTAAAATCTCATCATAAATGAGCGAGTAATCAAAAC